CAAGGGGGAGATCTCCGAGCTGACGCGCGAGCAGCTGGAGAAGGTCGTCAGGCGGATGTCGCGCAACAATGACCGGAGCATCCGAGAGGCCGTCGCGGGCCTGCTGTCGCACCTGAAGGAACTGGCGACTTACTCCGCCGAAACCGAGATCGCCGCTATCGGCTCTGGGGCGACCGTAGCGGCCCGTGCGGCCCTACCCGGTACACCCCTATGGGGTAGGGTGCTGGCCGAGCCCCTAACGGCCACTGGGGCGCTTCTAGGGCCATGGATCGACCGGCTTACCGCCCAGCAGGTCGAAGCGACCAACGGCCTCCTCCGCCGAGCCCATGCCGAGGGCTGGACGAACCGCCAGATAGGCCAGGTCATGCGCGGAACCCGGGCGAACCGCTATACTGACGGCCTGACGGCGCAGCTGGGGAGGGCGAACGCCACCGTCATTCGTACTGCGATGCAGCATGTGAACTCTGTCGCCCGCAAGGCCGTCTGGGAGGCCAACGACGACATCATCAAGGGGTACCGCTGGCTCTCGACTCTCGATTCGAGGACCAGCTCACAGTGTCGAGGTCTCGATGGCAAAGAGTTCCAAGTCGGGCAAGGTCCGCTTCCCCCGATTCACCCCAACTGCCGTTCCACCACGGTTGCCGTCCTGGATCCGGAGTTCGATTTCTTCAAGGAAGGTGCGACCCGTTCGGCCGAGGGAGGATCGGTAGCCGCCTCCACAACCTACTACGACTGGCTGAAGAAGCAGTCACAAGAGTTCCAGGATTCGGTCCTGGGTCCTACCCGTGGTGCTCTCTTGCGTGATGGTGGTCTGAACGCTGAGGAGTTCGCCCGGTTGCAGCTGAGCAAGACGTTCCAACCATTGACGCTCGATGAGATGCGTCGCCTGAATCCGCTTGCCTTCAAACGGGCCGGCGTCTAACCGGGGCGGTGCCCCATTCCCAACGGGTCGGTGACCCAGGAGTTATACCATGTTGAAGAAGATCCGCGACAACCTCGACGGCCTGAGCGACGAGCTGAAGGGCCTCTACACCCAGAAGCCGGACGGCAAGTTCCACCTCCAGCTGGAGGACGACGACGCCGAACCCCTGCGCCGCGCCAAGGAGCACGAAGTGACGCTCCGGAAGCTGGCCGAGAAGGACCGTGACGACGCGCAGGCGGCTCTCGCCACCGCGAACGCCAAGGTCGAGGAGCTGACGAAGGCCCAGTCGAAGACGTCCGAGGAACTGCGCGCGGACCACGAGAAGGCCGTCGCCAAGCTCAACGAGAAGCACGCGGCCGAGAAGGCGGGCCTGGAGGCGACGATCAAGAAGGTCTTCGTCACCGACGTCGCCAGCCGGATCGCCAAGGACATCGCCATCGACGAGGGCGCGGCGGAGCTTCTGACCGACAAGATCGCCGCCCGCCTGTCCGTCGAAATCGTCAACGGCGAGCCCCTGACGCGTGTCATGAACGCCGACGGCACGGCCTCCAACGCCACCCCCGACGAGCTCCAAAACGAGTTCTTTACTTCCACGAAGTACGCTGGCATTATGCGCGCAAGTGGAGCCACGGGCGGCGGTGCCTCTGGTGGATCCAAGGGTGGCGGTGCCACCGGCAAGAAGCTCGATGATCTCTCGTCCGACGAACGCACGAAGCTGGCCCGGGAGAACCCGGCAGAGTTCCAGCGTCTCGTCAACGAAAAGCGGGAAAGCGTCAACGCCCGCTGATCCACCAACCCACCGCCAACCTAAAGGGGAACTCCCATGGCACGCACCACGCTGTCCAATGTCTTCGTTCCGGAGACCTTCGCCTCGTACCAGATCGAAGATCCCGTCACCAACACCGACTTCGCCCAGTCCGGCGTCGTCTCGGTCGATGGTGCGCTCAACGCCTACGCCGACTCGGCGGGCTTCATCACCACGGTGCCGTTCTGGAAGCCGCTCGACACCACGGCGGAGCCCAACTACGGCAACGACGTCTACACGGACGTCGCGGATCCGAACAACATCCAGGCCGGCGAGCAGATCGCCCGCATCAGCGACCTGAACGAGGGCTGGTCGGCCGCTCGTCTCGTCGCCGCGCTGGCGGGCCGCGACCCGATGAAGCAGATCGCGTCCGAAGTGGACCGCTTCTGGGCCGAGCAGTTCCAGACCCGCGTGCTGGCGATCACCGTCGGCCTCTACAACGACAACAAGGCCGCCAACGGCGGTGACATGGTGATCGACATCTCGTCGGCCAACAACACCGTCACCGACGCGAACCGCTTCTCGTCCGACGCGATCGTCAACGCGACGCTCACGATGGGCGACGCCATGAAGAAGATCACGGCCATGGCCGTCCACTCGGTCGTCTACGGCAAGATGATCAAGAACGACATGATCGACTTCGTGGCCGACAGCGAGGGCAAGCTGACGATCCCGACGTACATGGGCAAGCGTGTCGTCGTGACGGACGCCATGCCGATCATCGGCGGTGACGGTTCCACGGTCGCGTTCAAGTACCTCTCGGTCCTGTTCGGCGCCGGTGCCATCGGCTACGGCATGGGCACGCCGGACAAGCCGACGGAGCTGGACTCCGAGCCGGCGCGCGGCAACGGTGCGGGCTTCGAGACGCTGTGGAGCCGCAAGCGGTGGCTGATCCATCCGTTCGGCTACAAGTTCAACTCGACGACCATCACCGGCCCGGGCCTGTCCCCGACGTGGGCTGACCTCAAGAGCGCCGCCAACTGGGAGCGCGTGGTCAACCGCAAGAACGTGCCGCTGGCCTTCCTGGTCACCAACGGTTAACCGGACGCCCCGCCGCTGACGCTAGGGCGGGGTCCTCCTAATCCCAGAGGAAATCGAGATGAGCAACAGCAAGAACCAGAAGGGTGACGGCAAGACCGGCCTGCGCGCCGGCATCCACGAGCGTCCGGCGGACAAGTCGGATCGCAAGCCGGAGGTCCGCGACGACGGCTCCCGCGTGTGGAAGGCCGACACCAAGGCGTCCCTGGAAGACGGCCAGCCCACGCTCCAGGAACTCCTCACCGAGCAGCGCCGCATCGAAGCGGACTTGCGCGGCGAGGAACTTCCGGGTGCCGGGGGTGGTGAAGAGGAGGAGTAATCCTTCGTCGCCGCATAGGAGGTCCCGGGTGCCCAAGGTGCCTGGGATCTTTTTCTTAGGGGAGTAACGATCATGACCATCGTAGTGGAAACCGGGGAGGGGTTGAACAACTCCAACTCCTATGCGAGCGCCGACGATCTCGCCACCTTCGCCGCCGACCGCGGCGTGACCCTCACCGCATCGACGCAGGCCGACCGCGAGAAGCTTCTCGTGCGGGCCATGGACTACCTGGAGACCCTCGAGAGCCAGTTCGTCGGTGAGCGCAAGTCGCAGACGCAGGCCCTCTCGTGGCCGCGCACGAGCTACACCCGTGATTACGGTCTGCCGTACAACATCGTCAAGGCCCAGATGGCCCTCGCCATCGCTGCCGAGAAGGTGGACCTCTTCCCGGTCGCTGACAACAGCAGCCTCGACGTCACGCGCAAGACGGTCGGGCCCATCACCATCGAATACAAGAGGTCCACGCGCGGCCTCGCCCCGTCGATCCCATTCGTGAACGCCCTGATGGCCGAGTACGTCAAGACCGGTCGAGGCATCCTGGAGGTCGTGCGGGCATGAGCGCCATCGACTACAACCTCATCGCGACGGACGCCTCCGCTATCATCGCGGAGTTCGGAGCCACGATCATCCTGCGGCAGAAGGCCCCGGGCGAGTCCTTCGACCCGGTGCTGGGAACCATCACGCAGGCGGCCCCGCCCATCGACCGCCCGGTGAAGGCTGTGATGATGACGCCGGACGACAACTACGCCCAGCTGAGTGGAGGTTCGCTGGTCCAGACCGGCGACTTCCTTCTGCTCACGCTGGAGGGGCCGCCCACCCTGGAGGGGCGCTACATCGTTGAGGGTCAGACGTTCGAGATCGTCAACATCGTGAAGATCGCGCCGGCTCTCGTACCGGTGCTCTACATCGTGCAGGTGCGCCCGTGATTACGCCCCCGACCAAGCTGAGGACTGCAGGCCCGCAGCTCCCGGGTAAGTCGGGGCTGAAGCTGGGCGACCAAATCCGTGAGTTCGCCAAGCTCACGGACAAGCGCATCGGGTACGTCCACAAGAACACGGCTCAGGCGCTCTTCGACGCCATTGTTCAGGACACGCCCGTCGATACTGGGCAGGCGCGCGGCAGCTGGCGGGCCAGCATGGGCGCTCCACAGTCGTACGGCCCCACCCTGCCCGACAAGGCGGGGTCTCGCGTGAAGGCGGAGATCGAAGTCGAGATCACCGACGACCACGAGAAGGTCGCGTATCTGTCCAGCTATCTCGAGTACATCATCCCGCTGGAGTACGGCTGGTCCAGCAAGTCCCCGGAGGGCATGGTGCGGCTGAACATCATGCGATTCGAGCAGATCATGTCCATGCAGATCGCCATCGCCAAGATGTACATCAAGTGAGCACTCGACTTCGTGACATCAACGGTGCCCTGCTGCTGGCCTACGGTGCGGCAGACCTCGGACTGGCGACCGCCTACGAGAACCGTGAGTACCGCCACCCCGACGCGCAGCCGTGGGCACGCGTGATCAACCTGTGGTCCGACAATCAGCCGGTGTCCCTCGGCATCGACGGCCACGACCGCTTCTCGGGAATCTTCCAGATCGACATCTTCACGCCGGAGAATACCTCGACCGGCTTGATGCTGTCCTATGCGGACAAGGTGATCGGCTACTTCACGGCGGGCACCCGATACACGCTCAACGGTCACACGGTTATGGTGCGTCGCTGCCGGCCCTCGCCCATGCGCCGCGATCCAGAATTCGGCTACATGGTCATGAGCCTCTCGGTTTACTGGGAAGCGACCCTCGCCCGGGGCGTACCGACGACCGGCGGGACCAACATCCCCGGTGACGGCGTGGCCGACGCCTCCTACGAGTTCACCCAGACGACGCCGGTGTCCGAGTGGGTGATCAACCACAACCTCGGCCGTCATGTCGCCACCGACGTCTACAGCACGGGCGGGGTGCAGGTCTTCGCTGAGGTCATCAACGTCACCCTGAACCAAACCGTCGTGAGGTTCGATTCCCCGCAGTCCGGCTACGCAATCATCAACTAAGGAGCACGCGTCATGGCAACGACCCCCGTCAATACCCAGCTGGACATGCAGAACCAGTCCCGGATCATCAATCTCGGGCAGGCCACCGCTGACAGCCAGCCGCCGACCTTGGGCCAGGTCAAGGCTCTGATCGAGAAGATCAACTGGAAGGACGACGTCCGCGTGGCCGCCCCCGGCAACGTGAACCTCTCGAGCCCGGGCGCGACCATCGACGGCGTCACGATGGCGAACGGCGACCGCTTCCTCGCCCCGAACCAGACGAACGCCACCGAGAAGGGCATCTACATCTACAACGGTTCGGCCACCCCGGCCACCCGCGCGCCCGACGCGGATACGTTCGATGAGCTGGAAGCGGCTCGCGTCATCGCGACCGAGGGCACCAGCGCCGGCGTCCAGTTCAACCAGACCGCGGTCAACGGTGTGCTGGGCACGAACGCGACCGTCTGGGCGGCCAACTCCACCGCCGTCGCGGCGGCGAGCGAGACCACGGCCGGCATCGCGGAGGTCGCCACGCAGGCCGAGACCGATGGCGGCACCGACGACCAGCGCATGATCACCGCGCTGAAGCTCATGAACTGGTCGGGCAAGGCGAAGAAGGCGCAGGCCACCATCGGTGACGGTTCGGCCACGCTGTTCACGCTGACCCACAACTTCAACACCCGAGACGTTCTCATCGACGTCATCGAGACCTCGGGCAACTACCGCTCGGTCGTCTGCGAGATCCGTCGCACGGGCGTCAACTCGGTCGATGTCCTCTTCGACTCGGCCCCGGCCCTGAACAGCCTTCGCGTCATCGCGATCGGCTAAGGAGGCACCATGGCAGGCTGTCCCGTAAAGCGCAGGTTGGAAGGCCCCCTCACCGTCGAGGGGGACATCACGGTGGAGCCTGCCAGTCCCACCACCCAGCAGGCGCTCATCAATCTGGCAGGTAACGGCTCGTTCAACTACTCGGGATTCATCCTGTGGAACAACGCCTATACCCGCTACTGGAGCTTCCTCCACAGGAACCAAGGCACGGAGGAAGGGTCGTTCAAGTTTGAGTACTTCAACGGCTCGACCTACAACGTCTTCTTCGAGCTGACGAAGACCGGCGTGTTCAAGGCTGGCCCCAACCTGTCCCGAGTCATCCTTGCCGAGAACATCGGTACTGGCCTGACCTGGGACTCGACCAACAATCTCGTCAAGAACTGCAACATTCCCCTCAACATGCAGAATGCCGCGTACACCTTCGTCGCGGGTGACGCGGGTAAGGCAGTTGGTAAGGACACGCTCACCGCCCGAATCTACACCGTCCCGCAGAACACCTTCAACGCTGGCGACGTTATCACGGTGTTCAATAACAACGCCGGCGGTAACATCTCCATCGCCGCAGGTACGGGTGTGACGGTGCGGCTGGCCGGTACCGCGACGTCAGGAACCAGGACGGTGGCCCCGTACGGGGTCGCCACTATCTTCTTCGTCACGGCCAACGTGGCCCTCGTCAGCGGAGCCGGAGTAACCTAATGCCCGTCTTCCAGCAAATGATGATGGGTCGTATGCCCCCGCCGCTGACGGGTACGGCCACCACGGCACCGGACGCCACGGCGGGCACGGGCTACTCCAACAGCACGGTCGTTCCAAGCATGTTCACGGGTGGGTCAGGCACCAAGACGTACTCGGTGTCGAGCGGTTCCCTGCCACCCGGACTGAGCCTGTCGAGCGCGGGCACTATCTCGGGTGCCCCGGGGTCGGCTGCGGTTGAGTACCAGCGCACCTTGACGATCCAGTGTACGGACACCTCCGGGTCGGCCACGGCTGTACTGACCATCAGCGTGAACGGTGTCAGCACCGTGGATGCACTGAGCGGTGCGGGTGCTATGACGAACAGCACCGGCTGGAACCTCTACTGGGGTACCTTCAACAACGGCGTGATGAACATCAACGTCGCCGGTCAGGGCGTTAGCGTCTGTGACACCGCAGCGTGGAACGCGAACACCGCCAAGTCGGGATCCAAGTGGCGAATCACCTACGACGTCGTCAGCGTGTTCAACGCAGGTGACGGTATTCGCCCCATCATCGCCGGTTCGGGCGGCGCGTACCGCACGGCCCCGGGCACCTACACGGAGGATATCATCGCGGGCGGCGCAGGCTCGTATCTCGCCTTCCAGACCAACAATCAAGGTTTCACCGGCAGCATTGATAACGTGACTGTCGTCGCCGTCGTACCGTAGTTCTGTTCCACCCGTAAAGCCGCTGTTACACTACCACCACGTCCACAGGAGTAAGCGTCATGTCGCAGGCATCCGGTTCACGTCACAAGATGGGGTACGTCGCCGAGACGACCTTCGGTGTGACCCC